GTGAACGCCGTCAACGCGATCTCGCCAAGGTCGGCAAACACGACCTCGTCTAAAACGGCGGCCGCGGTGAGCGACAAGACGAGCGTTTTTGATCCGGTTACAACCGTGGTCCCGTGAACGATCCGGTACTCGAACCCGAGGAACACACTACCAGTGGTAGCGGTCAACTTTACGATATGCGCATGCGGAAAGATCGAGGTCCCGACCTGCCAAGCGTGCTCGAGCTCTTTGGATGCGGGGATCTCGGTAATGCCGGCCGAATTTTGGAAGTTCGCCAGCACAAGCCCGGTCCCCGGAATGACGTATGCCCTCGGTGCGTCATTGCCACCGGGGATCGTGATCGAGAGCACGTCGAAGTTCTGGTCATCCCAAAACGGATCGGGGTAGAACCCAGGCCGAAAGCCGGGCCCGATGTTCGAGGGCGCCGCGGAGCGGTATGTGCGCGCCTGGTCGGTCATTACACGTCTACCCTCACGCTACCCGCCGCACCAAAAGCGTAGACGTAAACGTCGATCGCTGCAGCGGCGGAGATCGGCAACGAGATCTCTTCCATGACCACGGCTTCCGCGATCGTGGTCGGCGCGGCCTCGCCGGTCAAGCGGTACGTATGAGCGTATTGGCTCGGCGCCTTGCTCAATATGTGGACCTGGCCGGCGGTTACCGAGGTCGCGACCTTGGTCCACGCGTCCTTAGCGCATGCTGTCACGGCGGGATTTGCCATTGTCGTTTTCCTCTTCTTGTTCCTGCTCGTCGTCCTGATCTTCCGTGTCGCGCGCTCCCGAGGCCCTCGAGGGCTCGGCCAGCGGCACGGGAGCTTGTCCCACTTTTTCCCACGGCGGGATCGGATGACCCTCGTACTGTCTTTCGAGCTTCGCGCGGTTCTGCTTGTAGCGCGAGCCCGAGAAGTTTTGAGCAACCGCGTCGAGGCTTTGCGCGCCGAGCTTCACATAGATCTCGTCAGACTTGGCGGTCTTGGCGGGGTCGATGTTCGGCATAGGAACGCCACTCCACGCGCATTGAGTCCACGCTGCCCTTAGGGCGGGATCCGAGAACCCTCGAGCCATTACCCTACCCGCGGCGATCTCGCCCCAAAGCCAGGCCGTATAAACCGTGTCGAGGAGATCGGCCGCTTGCTCGTCACGCCAGATCTGGGCAACACGCCAAAAGAGCATTAGAGAAGCCCTCGACGCGCTGTAACTGGCATTGAAGCGCATTAAGACGACCTCGATCGGGATCGAGTTGCTCGCGCTAAGGTAGGCAGCGAACGAGTCGACGAACGCGTCGAAGCCATCGGCCGGCGCGGTGTTCACGAAAGGTCTAAGCTTCTCGCCACTGTCGAGGCCATAAACGACCGTTGACCCCGGTGTACCGCTCGCCGCTTCTTCGATCACTTGATACGAGAACTGGGTCCCGGTATCGACCACGCTCGCCGTCGGGCTGACGTTGCTCGAGCTCGGGCCCGTCTTGGCTTGAGTGATCGCCTCGAAAACGTTGTCAGATGGACCATTGTCGCCGGCCTCGATGCTCAGCACCAGTTGGCTTTGATTGATCGCCTTTTTGATATGCGCGGCTTTGAAGTCCGTCAGGTTCTCGAACTCCTGCAGGCAATGACTGAACTCAGGAAAGCCACGAACTTGATTTGCATACTCGGCGCGAAAGCCATGTAACACGAGCGGCATACCGTTCGGCGTTGTCGCCGGGATCCGTTGCGGGACATAGTCTTTCCCGGTCCACGAATAGAAATGATATGCGACCTCGCGCCCGTACTGGTCCCGCTCGATACCAGAATCCAAGTAGTGATTGAACCCGATCGTGCTCGTGAGACCAGCGGTCCCTTGTATGTCATTCGGGTCCACGAACCCTATTTGAAGCGGGTTCACAAGGCCGTCTTGCGCCCCATAGTAGAGCCGCGCGAAATACTCGCCGTCACGAACTTGGCTAACGTGCGCGAAGCGCTGCAGTTGATAGAGGTTCATGTTGCCGGCGACGTCGACGGACTTCTGCCGGGCCCACGCGTGGAATCGATCCGATACGCCCTCGCCCCATTCCGCCGCTTCGTCCTCGGTAAGCCCGAGCATCGCCGCGGCCGGCTCGGGGACGAGCTTCAAGCCGCGGTCCACAACCGAGTCGGCGAGCCTGGTAACCATGGCCCGATACTCGACCGAGTCGTGGATCGCGCTTCGGGAGTTCTGCCGGAGAAGATAGTTGTCGAGCAGCGGCGACAAGCCATTGGCGGAAAGACCAAAGTCCCACTTTGCGCCGGTACCGGTACCGCCCGTGCGCAGAGCTCCGCGGCTCGGCTGCAGAAACGCGCTTATGCTCGTGGGCTCGGACGCGGGGCGCAGGAAAGGATTAGACAAGGGGTTAGCCTCGCCTTGCTTGGCGCCTGAAAAGAGCCGCTTGAAAAAGTCGCCTGCTCGGCTCATTAGTACGGCCACGCTTTCCGCTTCAAGTTCATGTCCACGAGCTGCTTGCCGTCGAGGCGCTTATAGTTCGCCTCGATCCGGTTCACAGCTCTTTCGCGCATCGCGTCGAGCTTCTCGATATCGAGTTGTGTCACGCGCTGTTTTCCCTCGCCGGTGTCGAGCCAAAACTCCGAGGCTTTCGACACGGTGATCGCAAGAAGCGCGGTATCGATCGCGGTGACGAGCGCTTCGTCAGCGTCGATCCTTGCTTGAAGCCTCGCTTGTTTATCCTCTGACGGCGCGGTCATGCTGAAAAATATACGAGCAAAGAATAGACGGGGTCAAATCTAAAATGCTCATCTTGGCATGTAAAGTCTATTCGATTTTGGAATTGGGGGCGATGCTAATTTCCCATGCGGGAAACGCCATATGTAGAAAACAGGTTATGATTTCAGCTAGTCTTGGGGTTTGCGAGATACTTGGGAGTCAAGATACTCGAGGACTTGCTTGTGACGTATGGCCTCGACTTGATGCGCCTTGGCTTTGCGCCGCTTCGCTTCCTCGCGGAGCTTCAGGACCAGATTATCAAGGTAGATATCGCAAGCGCACAAGTTCAGCACACGGCAGTCGAGAGCCTCATTTCTGACACCATTGCCGCACGTGAAAGAGCCATCGATCTTTTTGGATTCTGAAGTCAACATCTTAAAGTATTCGTCCGAATAATCGCGCGGGAACTGGGTTGCGCCGGCGTTCTGCCACTCGTCGTCATTGCCTAGTCTACGCTTTGTGGCATTGAGGTTTCGATAAGTATGATTTTTGTAATAGTTTGTTGAGATCGTGAACAGCACGATCTGACTCGTGCCCACGCTCGAGCGCTTGTATTTCCTCGCGTTCAATGCATCCATGACATCGTCATAGTCCAGGCTCGCGGCGTTTGATTTCGCTCGCCGGATCCATTGATAGCCCTTGCTCGGGAACGTGTTATCCCACGTCGCGCAAAACTCATACACCACGCTCGTCAGCTCGCCGTCGCCCGAGTCGACGAGGGTGAGCTGTACCGGGAACGGTCGAGCGTCCGCGCGTCGATAGAACTCGAAGCCGCCGGCGGCGACAAACTCCGCGAGCGCTGCCCACGCTCCGCCGCTCGTGTCGCTCACCGCGCCCTCGAAGCGGCGGTATAAGATGGACCACGTCTTGAAGCCGGCGCCGTGACCGCATACCTCGAGCTCGAGACGCGCGGGGTTGGCCTCGCGTTTCGCTTCGTCCTTGGAGCTCGAGCCGCGTTGCACGTCGATGCCACACGTCAGGAACAACACGCCATCGGGAACCTCGCCGGCCTGATAGGACGTGTTGCGCAGCTCGATGACGTCATTGACTTCGGGCTTCTGGCCTTGCTCTTTGTAGGGCTCGCCGAGCGTCAGCGTTTGGAACACGCGTGGACCATCGAGGGGATCGTCAATGCTCTTTAGATACTCGCGCCATATGTCGACGAAAGACATCATGCCGGCGGGAGAGTACAGGCTCGATATGTGGTAGGACCGGAAGTTCTTTTCTTGCGCCCTCGTGCTTGGTTCCCAGTAACCCGTCTCGAGCAGCACTTGCTTTTGATGGTCTCGGATCGGCTCGCGGCAATACTCGCAAAGATAGTACACGTCGACGAGCTCCCCGGCCTGGGACTCTCCGCGCATGCCGTGGCTCGCCTGTTCACTGCCGAAGGTCAACGTCATATGCTTTTTGCAGTATGGACACTGGACGAAAAAATACCGCTTATCCCCGCGCTCGAAGCGTTTCTTTATCACCGATGTCTCATCGGTCCCGGGGGTTGAAAAGTCCATCACCTTTCGTCGATTGCCATATGCGCGCGTTCGCGCGAAAGAGACATCGACCCACGAGCCCTCGCCCGTCGCGAGCTGACCAGGCGCGCCGTCGACCTCGTCGCGGATCAGGATGCGGACGGAATCCGATCGCATGCTCGGCGCACTGTTCGCGCTGGCCAGCGTGAGGGCTCCGCCAACAAACTCTTTTTGATAGATCGTGTCGCCGCTCCGACGGTCCTTGCCCATGTGGCCGTTAGTTCGTCCTTGCTGTGCAATCTTGTGTCTCATGCCCACGGAATCGATCGCGGGATCGAGGCGCGTGACCATCCACTTTTTCAGCAAGTCTTGCGTCGCGCTCATGTACATGATCTTTGTCGGTACGAGGTCCATCCAATAAAGACACACGTTCTCCGCCGCGGCCGTGAGACCGATTTGCGCTCCTTTCATGACGGCTTGTTGTTGCACGTCCGAACGGATGGACATGTTATCCATGATCTCTACCAAGTAGGGCGTTCTCGAGTTGCGCCATCGACCAGGAAACGGGCTCGAGTTTGGGAGCACGCGGCGTTCCTCGACGTACTCGCTGATCAGCTTGTGCGGGATCCCGCTCGGTATTCGTTGGACGCTTCGCACTAAAAAGCGCCACATTTCCGCCTCTTGATCCGGCGAGATATAGGAAAGATCGGGCGCGAGTAAATCCGCGTCGCGTTTTCTCCGCGCTTGCGCTTTTGCTTGCGCCGGGTCGACGGGTTGTGCTAGGGTGCCGTTCTCGTCAGCCATTCAAAGCTCCAATCTTCGCTCGTACCTTTCAACCACAACTCGTTGCATCTCGTGAAGCGCCGCTGATATGTCATCGTCGAGGGTTTGCTTGATCCGTCTTATGACGCTCGCCTCAGTCGAGCCAGCGATGGCCGCGAGGTCGGGTGAGAGCCGATCGCCCAAGGTGATCAGATGGTCGGAGATCGCCGTGCCGATCATCGCGATGACCCGGTCCACGAAGTCCCGTCTCACAGTCGCCCGTACCATCTCCGCCAAGCGCGCTTTGTTGATCGCCGTGGTAGATCTCATTTTCTCGATTGCATAATCAATCTCGCTCATGCTGTCCCGGTCGGCTTGCAAGAGTGCGAGCTCGTCAGGGGTCAGAGGCTTTTTCGGCGGGAGCGGCGGAAGGTCCTCGTCGTCTTCCGGGAGCTCGTCGGGCTCGACGTCCACGACGACCGGCTCGACAGGAACCCGGAACTCCGAGGCGCGATCGGCGATGAGCTTTGTATCGACGCGACCACGGGAGAGCTTCACCTTGCGATCCGCTTGATGTTGCATATAGGCAACATTTTTGGGGGCGTTGACGTCAATTAAACCGTTAGACGAAATTAATATTTGTTTGTGATCACAAGCCCGGGTTATCGACGGCGGGGACACGCCACAATGCCGGGCGAACTCGGCTTTATTCATGTAATTTCGCATGGTTTGATCTCATTTGTTAAAGTGAAACCTTAACTAATTGTAGCGTTTAAATTCAAGTTTAACAAACGGTTCGCACATTTTCCCGGATACTATCTGAATAAAATACAACATAGTGCATAAAGATACTGATATTGGGTAGGGCGGGGCGCACCGAAATAGGCCAATTTCCGGTAAGAATGTTGAACTGGAAAGGCGGGGTCGCGACAACACG